TATCACCGTCAAAGAGCCTTAGCTATACAACAATTAAAGGGGTTAGAAACTATGGGTGTAAAACCAAAATATAAAGACAAAAAAGTGAAAGAGTATTCTTTTATAGACTACATAAGTTTCTTAGGAGATCGTAAGGCGGCAGAAGATTGGGATGTATCCATTCATACTGTGAGATCCTGGCGTTATGGTAATAGACAGCCGTCAATCAGACAGGCAAAAGAAATCATAAAAGCTACGGAGGGCAGATTAAATTTTGAATCTTTCTACGGTTCAGTTGACGATATTGTAAAAGTAGAAGAGTAAGATGTTTAATCTTAATCTGTCTGAGGATGAGTCAGCCTTAGATATAGCGCTTGCCTATTATGACGAGGGCTATAACGTTGTCCCATTACAAAGATCAAACAAAAAACCGCCAAGCTTTCTAAAAGGCTGGGAGCAGTACAAAACTTCTAGGCCAGACAGAAAAACTGTTGAGCAGTGGTTTACTGGCAGAGACAATCTAGTTGTTGCATTAGTCTGCGGTAAATTTGTTGTGGTTGATGCTGACTCACCAGAAGCTATGGACTGGGTAGAAAATAATCTACCGACATGCCCATTTAAGGTTAGAACCGGTAAAGGTATGCACTATTATTATAATAACCCCCAAGCATATACAACCTTTGCTACCAGACGAACGAACGAGACCCCTATTGAGCGTTTGATTGATATAAGGGGCGAAGGTGGTCTTATTATTGCAGCGTACAACAGACACGCTAACGGGCAGTTATATCAACCGCTTAGATTAGATGGTTGGGATGTATTTGATCATAACGATTTACCAGACTTTACATCTGTAGAGTTTGAAAAGATTACAGGTGTACCCAAAGTTGATTCAACTGCTAGAACCGCACCTTTTGCTTTGGAGGGTGTCAAAGAAGGATCACGTAATGATGGTGCCGCAAGAATAGCAGGTTACCTTATATCCAAAGATGTCAATATAGAGTTTTGTAAAACTTTCCTCCAAAGCTGGAATCTTAATAACAATCCACCCTTACCCCAAGCAGAAGTAGATAGTGTTGTAGATAATGTTAAGAAAACTCACGATAGAAAAAATCAGATTGCACCTTTGTTCGTGCAAACCAAAGAAGATGTAAAACCGCCAAAAGATCTATTTAATCCACCAGGATTGCTGAAAGACATGTATGACTTTTGTGAAGATATAGCACAAATATCACAACCAGAACTATCTATAGTAGCGGCTTTAGCTCTAGCTAGTGTTACGTGTGGCAGATTATATAAGACTGAGATGAATAACTTTTCTTCACTTTATTTTATGTGTATTGCAAAATCTGGACAGGGTAAAGAGAATATTAAAACCTTTGTAGAATCTGTATTAGGTGAATCACTCCACGACAAGTTGGTGGTCGGGGATGGGTATACATCATCTGGTGCAGTTCATTCCGTTTTGAAAATGCGACCAACACAAATAACTATTATGGATGAGTTTGGTAAAAGATTAGAAAACATAAGCCAATCCGGCAATAGCAACAGAGAGGACGGTATTCAAACTTTGATGGAATCTTGGGGCAGATGCCACGGTACTCTTAGACCAGATAACTATTCCCTTATGAACGTGCAAGAAGAATACAAAGAAAAGGTCATGAACAGGGTTACTTATAAACCTGCAATCACATTAGTTGGGTTATCAGTCCCAAAAAACTTTTACAAAGCCCTCAACGGAGGACGTATTGCAGATGGTTTTCTCAATAGGTTTATGGTAATAGAATCTAAAGAGCCAAGACGTATTAGTAGTCTAAAGAAACATAAGAAGCCACCATTACAAATAATCAACTGGGTAAACTACATAAGAAGAGATAGAGGGCAGTTAAGCGAAGCCACTATGAATAACTCTCAGTTTGATATAGATCAAACAGTTTTGCGCTTTGATAGCGAATCAGAGCAACTCTTACAAGAGTTTGCGCAAGAGATAGTAAAAAGACAAGATGTTTTAGAGAGAGATAATTTAGAACCACTACTAAGTAGATCAAAGGAAAAAGCTATGCGGTTATCATTAATATGTGCTTTGTCCTCCAACGCTGACTGTAAGACTATTACAGCAGATATAACTAAATGGGCAATTGACTATGTGCGATATTACGATTTGCTCTTTATAGAAGCATGTAGAGACCGTGTAGCTAGTTCCGCTACAGAAGCGAAGATAAAACAAGTATTGTCATATATACGATCTAGAGGGGGTGAGGGTATATCTAAACGTGAAGTAGACAGACATGAGTTGTTTAGAAGTATGAAGTCGCATGAGGTGAAAGAAATAATAGAGCGTCTGAAAAATGCAGGCGAGATACAAGAAATGGATATTAAAGTTGGAGGTAAGGGTAGACCAGCAAAAAGGTTTGTTGCTGTTGATCCTACTTTCTTTGAGGAGTAATTATGTTTAAGACACCAAGTTTTGAAACGATACACGATCAAAAAAGAGAAGAGCGTGTAGCAGGATTTTTAGAAGGTTTGTGGGGGGTATGTTGCCACAAATTACCGGTCAGTTATGGCCTTGATTATTGGATAGAGTCAAAAGATGTCTCGTACTGGTGTGAAGTAAAATGTCGAACGTTCCCAAGTACGAAGTATGACACTTTTATTCTATCTGCTAATAAGTTACGGAGGGGAGCTTCTTTTGCTGTAGCAACAGGAGTGCCGTTCATAACCGTATATGCCATGACTGACGGTATCTTTATGCACAAATGGATGCCAGATTTTGTTTATGATGTGCGTATGAATGAGATGGAAGAGCCTATATATGATGAGGATTGTGAGCCGTATATACATATACCGGTAGAATATCTAACGTGCCTTAGCGATAAGCCGTTAGGTATGGATAGAGATGAAATTGGTATTATATAATTGGTCTGCGGAATAGATCTTCAGCAAACTGTCTACGAGCCTGTTCTTCTGGTGTTACAGCAGATGGAGTTGTTGGTACAACCGGTGCAGGTGCAATTTCTGGCAGCTCAATAGAAGGTTGTTCAGGTGGCCTGATAACCTCTTGTGTTGTATCTTGTAATTGTTGAAACTCTGGACTTTGTTGTATATCTTCAACAAATCTTCCTGCTGCTTGTCTTGTGTCTTGCACTCCTTTATCAATTAATCTGACCGTTGCTTGTTCTGTTAAGTCAGCTGTAATATCTAATAATTGTCTAATTGATCCTTTGTCAGTTCTTGTAAATAATCTTACAACTCCAGGCATACCTAAAACACCCTTTAAAACAGTTAACCCAATAACTGTAGGCAGTGTAGCAAGTGGAGCAAATGCGATACCTGCTGCAATACCAGCAGCAACTAATGAACCTGGAAAATTACCACGACCAACTTCGCCTTTGGTTAAAATATCTATGGTGTCAGCAAACGAATTTATATCTTGAGTAAATCTTCTACCAAACATAGCATCTAATGTTTCATTACCATAATTGTCTAGCGCTGTACGCAGATTACCTGACTTAAAAATGTCTGTTATAGGTGTCTTTCCGGTATAGGCTAAGTCAATAGAATTTTCTAATAATTTACCTAAACTAGCTTCCTGAACCTTTTTAAAATCCTCTGGGGATAATAAAGCTTTTAATTGATTTATGTTATTTTGGTTTTTAGGCCTAAAAATAATATCTACGACCTCATCAGGAGTTTTGTTTGGTAAGTCAGAGATAGATCTATTGGCAACAAAATCTAATTGTCTAGCAGATGCCCTTGCTTCATCTTCCAAGGCTTTTGCGAATTTCAAACCTTGTTGAGAAGATCTAACTCCTACATCTCCTTGTCTTTGAAAAGCAGCAAGTAAATCTTCTAACTGAGAGGGTTTAAATCTAGGGCTTACCTTTACTAATTGATTGATAGACTCTAATACTCTTTGCCCTGATCCAACACCAGTCTTGTCTCGAAAGAGTGCATGTATTTTGCCTGGATAATCGTTTTCAAACTTTTTAAAATATTTTGCAAAAGCTGGATAATTTATAGTATCTGTTACTGGGTCGATAGAATCGTTGATTGCACTTGCAAATAATCTTCTTAAAGTTGCAAGTTGAGCTGTTTCAAATTTGTTAGCTTCGTTTGCTTTACCAGCATTTATTAAGTATTCGTCATGCTGTTTTAATCCATCAAAAAAATCATCAATTTGTCTGGTAGAACCTCTTAGCACTAAATTAGTAAATACATTATCAGGGTCATAAGTACCGGTTACCCTTGCACTATTTACTATTTGATTAATTGTTGCATTATCAAATGGTTGATTTAGTTCAGCAGCAGTTTTATTAGCCTTGCGCAAAAGTTTAACCGCATCATTTATTTGTTTTTTTTGAGAATTTGTTAATGCTCTTCCTAATTTTTTTTCAACTTCTGCAATAACTTTAGTGCCTGCTACCCCTAAAGATGTAAGTATACTGTTAGCTAATTCAGGCGAAGCAAATAAATCATTACCTTCACGTAAATGATATGCAGAATCGTCAAATAGTCTTTGTATTTTAATAAACAGCTCTCTTTCAGGCTGACTTTTGCTTGTTGTTGAAATAAAGTTTCGTAATTTATAATTTACATTTCTAACTTGCGTAAGTTTTGACAACGGTTTAAATCTTTGTCCTATCTCTTCTACAACCTGCGTTGGAGGTGGTGTACCTTCTAACAACCTAGTAAGTTGTAATTCTATATCATTAAGGTTTTGAGTATTTACATCATCAGTTTTAATTTGTAGTCCTTTAGCTTTCTGACCGCCCCCTGCGTCTAAAGCATAAAGCTTTTTAAAATTATCTATTTCTCTGAGTCCTGCATTAGCGTAAAACCTAACAGTTTGTCCTATAGCATCTTTAATTACAGGATCTGTTTCTAATTGTGCAAA